AGTCAAGTTTACATTGTGATTACTCATTTTATTTAGATTAATTTAGAAAATACTCGGTTAATTGTTGAACTTGGGCGGTTCTGCGCAAAGCGTACCATTTCCTTTTGTCCTTCCTTTTGATTGGGCGCATGGTTGATTGGCTCAACTGCTGGTTCAGCAGATAGCTTTTCGATTTGCGCACTCAATTCAGCTTTTTCAGCTTCATAAGATTCTTTTTCTTTCGCCATATCTCCTTTTGCAGATTCAATCAAATCCATAAGTTCAGAGATTTTAGCGTCAAATTCTTCACGAGAAATGTACTTATCATCTTCCATTTCTTCGACCTCAGCTTCTTCTTCTACCTCGTCTTGTGTTTCTTCGATAGAATCTTCAGCAAGTTCAGTAGTTTCTTCAACTACTTCTTCTACTTCTTCAGACAACTCAACTTCTTCCTTGACCTCAACTTCGGCAGACACTTCTTCAGCAACAACATCTACGTTATCTACCTCTTGTGCCTCGTCAGAATTAATCATAGAAAGTTTTTGCATAATGTCTTTCAGAATGTCAGTTGCTTTACCTTCCATAATAATAGTTTAACTTTAAAGTATATAATAATAATAAATAAAAATATTCTTGTTAGATTTTTCCTATTCCTTGCGCCCTTAAAGTGCCATCACAGCACTTTCTTGAGTATTTTTTGCCGTCTTTACACAGACATCCTCTTTTTGAGTTTCGTGGCGATGTTCTGCTTGGTGTTTCAAATGCTTTCTTCATAATATTACTTTAATTCGCCTAACTCACGCAATTTGCCTCTACTCCAAGCCAAACCTGCTTTACCACCCCATAGAAGATACGATATAGTACCACAAGCCTTAGAATCATTAGGGTCATAGTATGTTTCTGCTCTTGACAAGTATGAATACATCCTCTTAATCGTGGACAAGCTGAGTTTTTCACCTCTACTGAGCTGCTGTGCTCTTATTTTCCCTACGGAGGTGGCGCACTTGTTATTTACACTCCTATTCAACTCAATACCGAGTTTAGCGTTGTTCCTAACAGCCTTTGGATAATCAGAATATGTTGCTAATTCGTACTTGTCGCCTAAAATTATGTTTGCTATCTCTAAAAGTATCTGTTTAGCTTCACTTTCTTCTTCAAGTTCCTCGATTTTAGACATAGCAACCTTATCCGTAAAGTAACCTTCTATTGAGAATCCTTTCACTTTGCCTGATTTTACATAATCTTCCCAGACCTCATCGTTGTTTACCTTCATAGATACCATCCAAGTACCAAGAGGCATGTTTAAACCGTATTTACGGCTCTTGTCGTGCGTTTCATCCTCTACAATCCACGATTCTACCACAGACAAGCCGTGAAGCTCTGCCTGATGCTCTAAAGTGCTTCTATTTTGATTTCCTTGCATCAAAAACAGCTCAGCAGCCTTTCTTACGGTATCTTCAGAGAAATATATGTAGTATTCATCCTCGCCATTACGTCTGTAAATATTCTTGTTGGGTATAAGTGCTGCACCCATGAGAATCTTCTTCTCTTTATCTACTTCTGCGAGTTGTACTTGTTTTTCTTCTGACAGGGCGATAAAATTTTCTTCTATCGCTGGGTTCTCTACGATTGATATGGCATCTATGCCAGACAACAATCCTTCTTCATCTATAAAAAGCTCTATAATCTTCATAGTATTAAATTAACCGAATGATGCGGTATTTGTTATGTTTCTATCGAGTTCTTGTTGTGTTGAAATGTCTTTTCCAACTACAAATGCTCTTACTGGCTGTGCCTCAGCACCAGCTATTGTTTGCGCCAACTGAGATTGACCAGATGCACCTACTACATTAAAATCAGGCGCTTCGATTGATACTCCTGTTCCCCCTCCGCCACCTGCTTCAGTAGCTGCGGTTTTTGCTTTTTTTACAGCATTTATTACGTTACCTATGATAGAGGCTGCCGTTAATGCGTATGCCGCTATTGCAAGTGGGTTTCCAGTTTTAGCCACAGACGCACCACCAGCAGCAACATCCTTTTTAGCCACCGCAAGGTCAAGTGTAGCCTCTGTTATTTCGTTAGACGCTTTTGATTTAAGAACACCTATATCTAATAGCAACTCTTTTGCTGCTAAAACCTGCTTCATTATAAGGGCAGCTTTAGCTATGGCTGTTTCCTTATCAAATGCAGACGCAACCGCATCCAAAGAGGCTTCAAAATGCCTCTCATTTTCCATCTCTATCTCTCTATTGTAAAATGCAATTACAGCAGCTCTCGCTTTTGCTTTTTCATCCTCACTCGCTATTGATTGGTCAATGCTTTTTAGGTAAAAATCTCTCTCTAAAGATAATAGTGTTTGGTTTCTTAACAGCTCATCTTCTATTAGTTCAGTAGTAAATTCTTTCGTCAGGTTTCTCATTTGTTCTTGAGCATTGGAAAAGTCCTTAAAACTGATGGCGCTTAACTTACCAATACTTTTATCAAACTCACCTACTGCATTTTCAGCATTGAACAACTCAACAATAAGTTTATTCAATTCGTCTATCAATGGCTGTATATTTTTATTGTACTCCTCTGTTATTTCAGCAGCTTCTTTAGTTGTTTTGTTTTGCCTACTTTGTACAGCTTCAGCGCTATTTACATCTTGCCTGTATTTTTTTATTAAAGAAGAACCTGCGTCTATGGCTGAGTTAAAAATAAGACCCACGCCAGTTGAAGATATAACTGATTTAGCGTATCTTGATATTGTTCCTATATTTTCTTGAAGCGATTGTGTTTTTCTATCAACAAAATCAGTCGCTTTAGATAGTGTAGAGTTTTGCGATTTCTCAAGGTCATTTAACTGTTTTTGTTTCTTGACCGTTAAATCTTGTATTTGATTTCTTACCGCATTTATTTGAGCCTCTATTGTTATTATTTTTATCTTTTCTTTTATCAAGTCATTAGAGCGCTTTGTCAGTTTATTATTTTCGTCAAGTTTTAGGTTATTAAGACCAGTTTCCTTTTTTACCTTAATCAACAGCTTTTCCTTTTGGGCGAGAGATAGGTTATTTGAATTTAACAATTCTTGGTATCTCGACAACACTAAAACTTGTGTTTTTATAGAAGCCGTTGCCTTAGCCACCGCCTCAGCTAATGCATTTGCTGAATCCTTGCTCTCATTCAAGTTTTTTATTATTCTCGGTAAGAATGTTATTAAAAGTTGTATTCCTATAAGTAGTAGGTTACTGAATTTAAGTAGGCTTTTTATGGAGTTTGCATAACCACCAGTTGCATCTTTAGAAGCTCTAAATAAGTTTATGAGTTGAGATAAGTTATTCGCTATTGCCGTAAAACCAAAACTAACATCAGATGCAAGTCTGCTGGTTTCCATCAATATCGCATTATTTAACCCAGAGTCAGTCCTATTTTGCTTTATCTTCTTGTTCGCTTTATCGACACTTGAACCCATTTTTGTTACAGACCCAGATACTTGGTCAATAACACGTTTTGTTTGAGAGCTACCAGCTTGAAGTTGCTGGTTGTCCAATAATACCTGTATAATTATTTTACTTTCTGCCATTTCTGTATGCTTTAGATTCTTTTACTCTTTTTACTTGTTCCACTACATCACTCCAGTTGCTGCACCCCTCATACAATCCTTTGGCGACATCTACATTATGAGATACACCATACCAATCAGATAGTTGCAATAAGTCTATTAAATTCTTTATCATAATACGTTTAATAATTCAAGTTTAGATTCGCCTGTTTTTAGATTGGTGTTTATTGAATTTATAGTAAACACCTTGTCGCCTATCTGAAATCTATCATTCAGCTTATAGTTTAGTAATATGCTGTTTGGTAAATGTGCTGTCAGCTTAAATATACGCTTCTTTGGATTGAAGGCGTCTGTAATATATGTTTCATAGAACACCTTAAACAATGAATTTGTGCTTTGACCAAAATTTGTTCTTGAATATTCGTCAATCTCAATGTCAAAATTAAGGCTAAAATTAGGAACACGAAATATTTCATAATCATCTCCGCTAACAAATATATCATCTGCAAGTTCAAGTTCTGTAAGACTTATCCCTGAAACAATAGTTGTTTGTGTATTGTCTGTTGTGTTATATACAATATCACCAACATAAACACCAAAAAACGCAAACGGATTAGTTGTGTCTATTAAACGAAATGCAGATGTAGCACTCGCTGTTCCTGATTTAACAACATCGTTACTAACTACTTCATTGGAATTAGATGGCATCCAGTAAGAAGTTAAATCTGTATGTGTTGAACCTTCAAGCCAACTCAAAGGAGTTGAAGAAAGATTTGTCCTTCTGATACCGTAAAATAATATTGGCGCAGTAAGAACAGAATCGTAATCACCTGTTGGGGGGGTTGCAGTAGATTCAGGTTTAAAGTTATCACCTGCTGAATAACCCCATTGATATTCAGTTAAATCTCCTGTATCTTCATCTTCTAACCTCTCAAACTTAAGATGCTCAAAGGGAAGTTCCACTTTATATGGTTTGCCTCTATCTACTTCTTTAGGCGCATATTCAGAATCGCCAAATATATCATTGAACGCTTCTTTGTGCTGAAGCATTAAAAGCGTCTTTGGGTCTTTGTACTTAAACTCTATCTCGCTAAATGGTATTGTAGCATCAATATCCGTTTCAGATGAATCTACATATTTGGTTATGTCAAATATCTGAGGGTTGTCATCATAGAAATCATCAAGGGGTAAAACTCTTATCTTACCGAAGTCAGCGTCAGATTCATCATCTACATAATATGCTGTAAGATTAAACATCTTAAACAAACCAGTCATAAAGTCGTAAACCTTAATATCGGGTACTCTTTCTGTCGGTACAATACTAACTACGGGAGATATTGATGATGGTGTATATACCCCAGTATATGTTGTCTGTATTATACCACCTCTAATTCTCTTTATCCTTTCTATAATTTCGATTGAAGCTGTAGCTGTAAATGCGGTATTAGCAACTACAATCCATTGAAGGGAATAAGTCCTTTGCTTTCTTCCAGTTAGGTCTAATCTTAATGTTTGACTTCCGTTTAAACCAGAAAACTCACTAAGAACTTCATCGTTGTTATTTTTATCAATGATTTTAACGGTATAATCCAAAGACGATGTTGTTGTTATGGATAAATTAAATGTAAAATCATTATAGTTTGGAAAGAAGTAAGAATAATACTGAGTACAGTTTAAATTGCTATTGGTTAAATTTCCTGAATCGCTGAAATAAACGGTATCATTAGGTACAAAACTACTAAGTCCTGTTCCTGATGAATATGTGAATGAGTTTAATATATTTTCAGCATCATTATCCGTAGCGCCTATACCACCTTTTTCACGGCTGAGCCACATATATAGTCCATCGAGGACATTTTCAGAAGATGAGTAAAAGAAATCATCTGTAAATTCTATTCCGTATTTATCTTCTATTGCATCTATTACGGATTCTAACTTAACAGCAGGTTTTAAGTCTGTGTAATCTACACCCCTATATGGACTTCCTGCATTATAAGCAATATTCCCTGACAAAGTATTTGAATCGTTATTACTTGAATTGTAAAACAATCTCTTTGTTGGAGTTATAAGGGGGTATATAATTGCATCTATTTCTGATAATGTATCAAATGTTGATAGTCCTAATCTGAAGCCTTCTTTAACTTTGCTGTTATTCCATTCGTGAGTGAAGTTGTTAAGCCATTCTAAAGACTCTAATTTATCATCGCCAAACAAGTCTTTTAGGTTTACTGTATTTCCATAGAATGTAATATTATAGGCGTAAGGCTTATTATCCTTCATTTTAACGCCATTTAAAACTATTTTACCTCTACGGAATGGAGTGTAGTTTATTTCAATTATAGCATCTTTTTTGGTTCTTGCATCAAATACCCCCACTTCTTGAGTACCCGATGTTTGACCCTCTATAAAGTAATTATAGAAGTGGGCGAATATCTTATTGTTTGTTTTAGATGCAGGTAAAGTGAATGATTGAGAATAGTCTGTAAACACCTTAGAAATATCTCGTATGTCTTGTATCTTAGATGTTACGGATATTGTTTCATCGTCAAACAAATCTACCTTTTGGTAATCACCATAAGTGTCCTTTATGTATAGAATAACTTTATTCATTATCGAATATTGTTTATCTTGTCAAATGCCATATCAAATTCAATGGTATAGTTTGCCAACTTATCATTTAAACTTGTCTTATATGTAATAGATTTAGTTCTTGGCGATATTGGTAAAACGAGTTCTTCATCTGTTAGCTTGGTCATCCAAACCTGTTCAGACAGCATCAACTCCTCCATAACAGCGTTGTGGTCGTCATTCAAGTAACCTGTATTCATTGTTATCCTGTCGCTTCCGTTTACTTGGAAGGACTGCTTTTGGTGTTGATATGTATTGTATGATAAAGTGCCTTCGTTAAATGTAGAACGCTTATAGCTTTCTCCACGAACATCTGTGGTTTCTGTTGACTTAAGTCTGAACCAAAGGTCTTGTAGTGCGCCACATTTGTTTACAAAGGTTACTTTGATTGGAGTATATATTGAACAGTCAGCGGTTTTTATCTTTATGATGTCTGTTTTTGTGTCGTCTGTTGATGTAACACTTCCTGCGCCTGTAAAATCTGTTCCTAAATCATAGGTAACCCAAACCTCATCAACAAGACCGACATCAATATTTTCCAAGAAATCACTAAGACATCCTGACACTTCTAAAGTGCCGCCATCAGCTAAAACTCTTTCCTGATATGTATCTGTATCATCAGAGCCACTTACGGTAACATAATCTATTCTGTCATCTGTGTTTGCTGGAACTCCTGTTAAGATTCTTATAGTACGTTTTAAAGCACCTTTATAATAAAAAGATACACTACGAGTATTAGGTGCATATACAGGTATTCTTACGTTTGAATCGTTTATCCTGAATATCGTCCTGTTTGACATTAGCGCACCTATATTACCCAATGGACTATCTGCGGATTGCGCACCATCTTCAAAATATGTATATCCATCAAGTGCAATATAATTAACAGGCGTAGGGGTTTCAGACCCACTTGTTTTTGTTAATGTCAGCGTTGGTCTTACCCATACACATTGACTATCATATTGTCCATTAAACTCAATATCCAAATAATCTCTTACAAGCTCACTAATCTCAAAAACAACATAGTTGTTAGAGCCAATAGGTGCTTTAGATATGGTATATCTCAATTCGCTTGATGTAGGAGGGTCTAATCTATCTCCTGTATATATATACAGTTCCATTTGCGCTATTTCCAGCGTACCACTTGCGGGTTCTGCTTTAATGTAAAACGGACTCCTTACGTTTATTCTTGTTGACATATTATTTTGTTTCTATCGTGTATTCGTTTCCTTTTTTAGTATATCCCATCTCTAATAGCATTTCGTGTACAAGAACTTTAGCATCTTCAACTACTGGTTCGGTTATTCCTTCAAGTAGTGCTTTGTAGCGATTTTCGTACAAACCTTGTAGGAAATTTAACGGCTTACCTCTGTTTAATCCCTTATCATCTATACTTCGCCCAATAACAAATGCGAGGCTTCTAATCTGCTTTTCTTTAGTAGCACCCTTTATCTTTGATGATTCTATTGTTACTGGCTTTCTCTTTATCCAGTTTACAAGTGCATCAATGTTAGGGAAGTGCTTTCCAGTTCCCTCATCAAGCGATTCAATGTAGCTGTTCGCTAATAGTTGTGCGTCTAATGATTCTCCTTTTTCATCAATCTTAACCATTAGGCTGTTTGCTAAATCACCTGTTGCGTCTAACTTATATGCGCCACCAAATGCTCTGTTTATAGCTTCTTCTTTTATAAATCTTCTATACAAGTCGAGTGTGTCGTTCTGCATAAACGATGTAATGTATGCTTTTGTATTTTTTAGTTTAATGTTCATTATCTACAAGCATCCCCTGTTGCGTTAATCAAGCTCATATCATCATTGGCGACTTGAAGCGTTAAGTCAAGACTCCAGCCAGTAAGTAGGTTCTCGAATCTATCTTCAAACAAGTTGGCGCTAACATCCGATACAACTTGATACTTATCTCTGAATAGTTCGCCTCTGCGCAAAGAAGCCTGTAATCCATTGATTACTGTCAGTTGGGTATTCAATATGTCGTGCTTGTTGTCTAATCCTCTGTACGGAATAGTTGCTGTGGCGAGTTTGTCATCTTTATTCTCATCTACTAAATCCATACAAATCACTTGTAGGTTGAACTGCATCACGTAATCGGTGAACGACACACTCTGAATATTAACGTGCGCCAAAGGAAATATAGTTTGCTTAGATAAGTCCACTTGGAATATATCGCCAAAGGTAACTGTATTGACAGATGGGCTACCATTCAAATACGTGTATAGTTTATCTACTAAGTCGTAATACTCTCTCATAAGTTTCTATTGTGTGCGTTCTTTATTAGTTGTGCTTCCAATTCGTTCTTCTCTTTTTCAAATGTTAGGTAGTTGAGGCATTGGAATAATTCTGTTTGCGTAACGGCATCGAATCTAAGGACATCCCCTTGAGCAAGTCCATATATTGATTGATACCATCCCCACTTTGCGCCAAAGTTTGCTTGAGCAGATAAGTCTGTTCTTCCGTCAGACTGCTTTGTATAAAGTTCGGGATAGCTTTCAACAACTCCATCCCTAAATCGTAAAAAAAAACCATTGAACTCATTACCACATCAAGTGGCATTTCTCTCATTAGTTCAGACACCTCATCGCTTGGTTCGTATGGCGCAATAGTATATCTTTCCTTGCTTCTAAAGTTTACAGGGCGATAAAGCACAGCCATCGCTTTGTGCATTGTTTCCCAATCGGAAATGTTATCCTCAGCGTCTATATATTCGCCAAGAGAAATACGTTCAAGATTCGGTATGAATCCCATATCGACATCAAGTAGTTTAAAGTGGCGAATAAGCTCAGGCTTTTCCTCAAACGCTTTGGCAAGGATATGCAATACCTTTTCTACTTCGCTTACTGGAATACGCATTACATCCTTTAGTTCTATGTTACAGAATATCTCAATAAGTTTCATATTGAGAAAGTCAGTTGCGCTCTCATCATCTTTGTTCTGCTCAACAAGTTTCATATACCTCTGATACTGTCCAAGCGTAATGTCGCCAAGAGTAGTAGGTACTGATAATTCTAATTGTGCTTTCTTACCCATATTAAATTAACATTGAATTTAGTTATTGTTTGTCCAACTGCCTTAGTGGCGGTATATATTATAATAGTTATACTATGTATCACTAAGTGTATCATGTTACACTAAGTGTATTACGTTACACTAAGTGTACCATAAATATATAAAATACACTAAGTGTATTATACACTAAGTGTATTATGTTACACTAAGTGTATCATACACCCTTATTGTTTTTATCGTAGTAGTGGCGATATATTTCCCATATTTTAGCCGACCATTCTTCTTTAGAATACGTCTGAGGCGAAATAAGCGTTTCTAAGCCACTTTCTACGACTATCTGGTATCTACCTCCACTCGGCACTGGATATGCTCTTATATCGTTTCTAATGCACCAAGAGAAGGCTTTTAGGGATTGCTCGTGATTGTTCAAATCTTCAGTTACTCTTTTTTTTCTTATCGCCATAAGACAAAGATACGAAATACCTATTGAATTTACAAGGGTATTGAATTCATATTGGCAGATGGGAATTGAGGTATGAATAGAGTTTGGGTATAACACACCGTGCGTACTTTCCTACGGCAGAGTTAAGAATATTCCTACAAAATACACGCAAACTTGCATAATTTAATAGAGGTGATGCAATTTAAGGCTATTTTAAGCCCCTCTAATGGCTTCAAATGGCGTGGGTGGTATGTAGGTATTAAATTGAGAAGATAATGCGTTAGAAAGGAGAAAAACACCCTTATTTAACAAATTATACCCCATATCCAAACGCATAACAAACTGACAATAAACACTATAATTTATATTATGTAAAATAGTACACCCATAAAAAAAGCCCCAATTAAGGGGCTAAACAATAATTAAAGTTTAATTTAATTACCAGTCATAAGGGTAATTTGTTTGGCTTTTGTATCCGTGTTTTGTTTCAAGATATTGTTGCCTTTGTTTCTGTTTACGCTGTTCACGTTTCCAATTTAACAGGTATTCAAATTGTATTTTATTTGCCATGATTATAAGTTTTGTTTAATTAGTTTTTTGAAGTCTTTACGTGCCTCATTTAGCGTATAGAAAAAATAGGTTTCTTTTATAGGCTCTTTTGTTTCATTACATTTGAGCGTATAGCTTCCGTTGTTGTTGTATTCTATCGAATACATTTTACCTTTGTATATTGATATTGTCATGATATTAATTTAAGTCAGTTAAAATATATTCTTTGCTTTTTATCTTTGCACGAGTTTCCTTAATACCCTCGTTTAAAAAGTCATTACGGTGCTTACCTGTTGTTTTTGAATATTCCCAAAAACGTGCATCGAGTTGTACCTTGCCTTTGTTCGGCATAAATGCAATTATGCTTTTATAACTTTGCAAATATGTACCTTTACTTGTGTAAATGTGGAAGCAGTTGTTCCCTTGTGGCTGTATTGAAATTTCCATGTTTTTGTATTTAATATGCGTTAATTGTATTGTAATTATTTGTTAAAAAGTTTGTACGATAGTCTTTAAATTGTTGCCAAAAGTCATCTACATTAACAAAGTCAATATTTGTCTTTGACATATCAATAGTAAAAAACAAACTTTGTTTCTGTGTGCTACCTATTGTTAAAGTTTTCGTTTCCATGTCAAAACCCCTAAAATTGTAGTAGCGTGGTGTTTCACGTGGCGTTCCTATTGTCATATATAAAATACAGGCTTCGTGCATCTTTTCGTTTAATTGGTTTTTTATTGGTGTTATGTAATCCATGTTATTATGCTTTAAAAATTAAGTGAAATAATATATATAAGGGTAAAAATATACCCATAAATAAAACGCCAACTTTTGACGCCTTATTGATAATTTGTACTATTTTTTCCATGTTTATAAATTTGATATAATTGATATTGCACAAGCTACAATATAACAGGCAACAATACCTGTTATTGAATAAGCTACCAAATCCTCTTTAAATTGTTTTCTATTTTTTTTCATGTTATTATATTTATATTAAACTTTGTTTTTTGTTTTTACTAAATGATATTTCGTACCTCTCTGGTACACATTATCCATTTCTATACGATAGCCAAAGAAGGAAATTTTTGAGAACCCCCCGCCTTCGCCTTCGTGGTAACTACTTTGAATATACTTATTTTCAAAGCCGCTGTAATGATGACCACAATAAGGGGCGGTTTCATAACTCCATTTTTGCCCCTTATCTAAGTCATATAAAAAATTCCATATGTATTTCAATATTCTTTGTTTCATATATAAAAAATTAAATTAAACTTATACCAAAAATGTACACCCTATCGAATGTACTTTTCCTTTAGTTTTATTGGCTTAACTAAAAATTTTTGCTACATTTTCCGTACGCCCTCCGCTTTTGCTTATCTGGTGTACACTGAATGCAAGAGTAGGTTTTTTCCTCCCAACGCTTTAAGTATGATGTTGTTCGCATAGCGTCAAACGATAACAACAGCACAAACATAGAACAAAAAAACACGCCCAATGTTAAGCTAATGTTAAGAAATTGTAAACTTTACGTTAAGAAATTGTAAACAGCTAATGTTTAAAACTTAACACAAAGGAAACAAAAAAAAATGTAGCTTTGCAAATTAGGATACAAGTACCCAAAAAATAGGGTATTCTGTACAGCCAAACTTGTGTGAATACCTTATTGAATTGACACGCCTATTGAATTGACAGGCGTATTAAATTCATAGGGCTATTAAATTCACAGGGGTATTAAATTCATACCCCTATTAAATTTACACCTATTAAATTTATTTCGACAACAAAAGTAAAACGCAAAGAAACAAAACTCCGATTGGTAAAAATATTATTGCTTCCATGTTATTGAATTTATAATTTACTCGTAATCTATCCCTAAAGTTTCAAATACCCATTCATCATCGAACCACAAAATATCATTGAGCGTTGTTTCTGTCAATCCATTAGGATATAATTCCTCAATAAGATAGTCAAATTCACTTTCCTTTCCGTTCTCAATTATTATTTCTTTTGTGTCTTTTGCCCCTGACCATGCTTCAAAGTCATTGAGCGTAATATATTTTTTTATTTCCATGTTATTAAATTTATATTTCCTTTACAAAAATTCGGTGGCGTTGAATATCCACATTATACTTCTGACAAATTATTTCCAATAATTCGACTTTGTCTTTGGCGTTTAATACTGCATTGGTATTCGCCAAACTTGGTATGTTTACTTTAAACTTTTTCATTTTACTTCGTTTTTAATTGCGTTATCAATTCTGTTTATCATCTCCATAGCTAAGTCTATGTTCCTAAGAAATTCAACGTCTAAAAGCATTTTAAACGCATCTCTACAATCCTCAAGTAATTTTAGTGTTTCGTTATTCATTTTCTACTAATTTATCATTTATTTTTAAATACTCCATATCTTCATAAAACAAGTCCATGTTACATTCGTCTTTCAACGCCTGTATGTCTATTGTGAATTTTTTATTTTCATAAAGCATATCCATAGCCCATTCGCCTAAGTTAATTAACATACTTTGTTTTTCTTGGTCTGAACCACCAAAATACCAATCTAAAAATTGGTTGTCATTATACTTTGTTTCCATATTATTATATTTATTTATTTGCGATAATTACCTGTTTTTATAAAACTCTCTACTTTTTGGTTCATAAAGTACATAAATACTATCTAAATTTCCATATTTTTCTATCAAACCTTTATTATCAAACTCTTTTTTGTTTATTTCGTTTATAAGATTAAAATTTTCGGATATTATTTCTTTTTTTTTGGTAGTATATTGTTCTCTTACTATAAAATGTTCTGCTCTATTTCTATACTTTGTTTCCATATTATTGTGTTTTTATATTAGTGTTCCTTCTTTTGTGAATTCGTATTGATTAGCTTCAATATCCATAATGATACATTCATCGCTATATTGGTATTCTATTTCATCATAACCTCTTGTTTCAAGTTCATCGCAAACATCACAATAAATTTGCTCAAGTTTCAATCGTACATTATTTACAACTTCATTTATATTTTCACAATCAGTATTGATAGAAGAAGTGTAATTTTCAATCCATATATCAATATCAGAAGAAGAAGCGAAGCAATAATAACCATTGTTTCCTGTACATTTAAAATAAGTGTTATCAGCTAATAATTTAGCGGTTTTTTCTTTACCTTTACCCAGCTCATCTAAATATAATTCCTCAAGTTTAGTGTACTCTTGTGCTGAAAAACTTAATCCATCACCCTGACAATATCCTAAACTATATTGTAGTTCAATATCCTCAAAGCCTCTCTCATTCGCATAATGTACGCAATCATCTTTAAAGAAGTCAAGCATAACTTCTGTATCTTCTCTAAAATACTTTATTGCATTTTCTTTTGCCTGTTTACTTAATTCGTGAAACTCATAAACTTCTGTTTCAATTATTCTCATTTTTATATGTTTTAAAATTATGGTACAAACATATACACAATTTTTTTTTCTAATGTTAAGCCAATGTTAAGAAATTATTACTATATTTGTCATGCAATCATTTCATAGAGGTTGTTTAAATTATTTTATAGTTCTACAATAAGATACCCTATTCAATCGAGTAGGGTATTTTTTTTATGCCTATTAAATTCACAAATATGAAACAAACAGATACAGGGGGTGTTAAATTCACAGGAAACTATTTTGATGAAGCCATTGAACATATTGAAGAAACAAGCGATGAGGGTATTGAATTGCGAAGCAATCAAGAGGGTATTGAATTCACAGATACCCCTATTAAATTCACAAGAAAGCAAACACCTATTTATTCGGGCGTACTTAACTATTTCCCTGATGCGATAAGAGAGGTCGCCCAATGCTCATTCGTGGGCAACGAGCAACACAATCCAAACACTCCTTTACATTGGGATAGAAGTAAGTCTGGCGATGAATTAGACGCACTTACAAGACATCTGCTTGAAGCTGGTACAATAGATAGTGATGGTATTCGCCATTCAGCTAAGGTCGCATGGAGAGCTTTAGCGAACCTTCAGAAAGAGATAGAACAATCAAAATAAGCACTTGTGCTTTTTCGCCATACAGGGCGTTTAAATTCACAAAGGTATCTGAGTACCACTTAGGTCGAGAAGTGCGCTTAAATCGCCTAATAGAGGGCTTAAAACGCCTGTTTTTACCTTATTACATACATACCTTTTGGTACACTACGAGTAAGTAGGTATTGAATTGCATATCTTGAGCCGTCAATGCCGTGATTCCAGTTATCAATCGGAATACTTCCCTTCAACTTCCAGGCATAGTTATTGAACTCTTTGATAAGGTTTATAGAACCTTTATCGACCACCATATCATAGTCTTGCATTAGGGCGATTCCTGTTAAGATACTACCTTTCTTTTTAATGGTAGGCGTTATGTTCAGTCCTTTAGTTTTTAACTCACTTATTAGTCGAGGCTCACTATTATCGCACACTATAAGCTGTTTTCCTGCGATTCTACGGCACATCTCAAAGATATTGGAAGTGGACATACCAGCCTTGTAGAAATGCTCTCTAATCCATATTATTTTGCGTGTCTTGTCTATGGCGATTTCTGTAAGTGCTGAGGGGTCTGTTGAGAAACCAAAGTCCAATCCAAAGATTGTGTCTTGTTCTTCATCGAACTCACCAATGCGCCAATGGGTAAATACGACACCTTCTGCTCTATCAAGCCAACCACCGAGTATCTGGTGCTTGTACTTATCTGGTCTGCGCTCTCTCATATCTTCTACTTGGGCGACAAAGGATTCAGACAAGTGTTCTTTATTGTCAAGGTAAGTCGTGTGAATGTAGTTTATGTTTTCGCTATCGCCTAAATGTCCATCAGCAATCCCTCTGTTCTGAAAGAACCTCTGATATATCCAATGCTCTTTTGTGGTAGGGTTTAGAATTAAGATACACCTATTCTGTTTACCAGTCGCCCTAACCGAGTAGTCAATCTTATCGAATGATTCTTCGTCTGTAAGTTCTTCTGCCTCATCAAGCACAAAAGTAGTTACACCTTGAATAGACTTTAGCTTTGCTGTTTGGTCGCCACTTGCAGTTTTGATACCACTAAAGAATATACTACTACCAGTTAGATTGTTTATGATTTCTGTTTTAGTTACGGTGAAATGTTCGCCAATGCCCATAAGTTCCAGCTTCTCCAGAAACTCTGGTATAATCGACATACTTGCCGAAGTCATTGTGTATCGTGTAAAAAGTATCTTGTGTCCTTGCTCGTATGTGAGAAGTACAAGGAATGTGTTTACTGCAAACGATTTACCGCTACCTCGCCCACCAGTACAGATATGGTATCTACTTGGCGAATTGAATAGACTATGGTACTTTGGATTTAGATTTACTTTTTTCATTGTTGTTTATGATACATCACTTCCGTACTTCTTCTTATGCCACCCCAATATTCCTTTAGGTTTTCAAAGGGCAACCAATCAGCACTATCGTTTTCACATACTATAACTTGACCACGCCTTGATTTACACCAATCAGATAATTCGGTATAGTTTATGAATTTATTGCTCTTGGGATAATGTTCGCCACCATTGAAATAAGGTGGGTCTATAAACCAAGTTGCTTTCGTATTTTCTATTTCGTTGTAATCCCCAAGACGTATATCCCAATGCTTTATCTTAGGCAATATATTTTTAGTTGTTTGAATCTTATACTCAACCTTTGTTGAGGCTCTTTTTGTTACTGTGTATTTAGGGCTTGTAACACCTTCGTTTACTATAAAAGAAAGAAAGAGAAATTCGCCTTCAGCTAAATTGTAATCCTTCAATGATTCCCCTTGCTTTAATACTGGTAATCTATCCAAGTCCTTATCACTTGCCTGTTGAAGCCAATGCCATATCTTTATTATTGGTTCATACTTATCTACAAGAAGCACATCTCTATCCCAGTACTTCAAAGAATACCTTGCAGTTCCAGCAAATGGCTCTATTATTTTATCGTGCGTAGGCTCAGGATAAAGATTTACTAATTTACTTTTGCTTCCGTAATAAGAAATCATTTCTTTGTATTATTTTCATTGAATACTACAAAAGGCACATTGTTCTTTACATCGCTCACCTTTTAGGTCAAAGTCGATGCAGTCGAAGTCCTCTTTCTTCAATCCCTTTGCAAAGGGCGAGTATCTATTTTGTATCTTTTTCTTAGCCATTGTTATCCAATTTTACTAACTAACATGAAGTCTGTTTTTCTTAAATCTATAAAACCACTTCTTTAACTTTTCATATTTAGGCGCTTCAGTTTCAAAGTATGACAACCTTTCATCATTGTAAACTCTTACATAAAACTCCTCAAAACTCTCTTTTCTTGGTATCAAGAAATCGGCATCTTCCACTTTAGGAAATGTCTTTTTTAGGTGAAGTTGAACGTACTTAGGATTTTTTTTGTTCTGTCTTATCATCTTTAACTTCAGCTTCAATATCAATAGTCTGCTCAGGGTTTAGGAACGACACAACAGGAATGTTAATCTCTTGCTTCACATTCAAATCCTTTTGCTCTTTCGGTTTACCATACTTGTATTCCCATAATAGGCGCAAGTGAGGGAATGAATCTTTACTCATGTGTGCAAGTGCTTCCCACGCTTTCTTCTCACTACCAAAGGCACGTTTCATTGAGCCAAGCGCAAAGTTCTTTATTTCTTCTTCCTTCGCTTTTGGAGGTCTGCCTTGCCCTCTTGATATTCCCTTGACTGCGCCATTGTTTCTGCGCCCATCGGAATACTTCTCGTGAGGGTCTTTTACAAATGTTGGTTTGTTTGTCGGTTGTTGTTTAGGTGCTGGTTTCGGTTTTGGTTTAGCCTTCGCTTCTTCTTCTTTGCGTTTCTTCTCGGCTAACCACTTTTGAGTTTTAGCGCTGATAACACCCTGTTTCTCAAACTTTTGTTCTTCGGACATTGATTCCCTTTATTTAAAGTAACAGATTTACTCCTCTTTGTTTTCCTCTGTTACCTTGTCTATAAGCGCCTGAACCATCATATACAGATTGGCTACTGCCTTTTCAAGTTGAACAATTCTTTGAATTTGTGTGTATTTCTTAGGTTTCATCGCTTCTTGTTTATATCAACTTGCGTTGCTCGTTTGTTTGTTCTGTGATACTGATATACATTTCTCCATTCAGGAGTTGGTATAAATCTGATGTTTTCATCTATTTCTGCTTGTGTTTTTCTTGCTCTCATGTTAATCTATTTTTAATTCCTTGTTAAGTTCGTTTTGTGTCATTACATATCCGTTTCCATGACCTAAATCCTTTATTGTGCTTGGATTTATAATTTGTTCTGATTTCGCCCAACCTGAGAAAGTAAACGAGGGAAAAGTTCCTATCATAAGGGCATACGCATCAACTGGCTCTGCCTCCTTTCCAATTCTAACAAGTAGTTTCCCACTCTTATACTTTGTGTTCTTGACATCAACCTTGATACCATTTTTTAATGTAGCATCTACTTTCTTGAAGTGATTTTCACTCTCAATGGTCGTAGAGTCAAACTCTATATCACATAACTTACAAAAAGCAAGTTCAGCGCCAAATCCATTTACATTTAAATCATATAGCTTTAATGATTTATCTACTTGATAATTCTTAACGAAGTAAGACCTGTCTTGGCTACATATATCCTTAGCCATTCCTACAATAAGTTCTTGCTCGGATTTACTTAATGTATATTTATCTCCGTATTTCAATGTCATATTATTACTCATAATCTCGTATTATAAATTCAATATAGTAAATACCAAAGTCAATCACAAGATACTTTACGTTGTTTGGGCAAATGTAGTGAATACCAAACCCAACTTGACTATGGTATGTTCCAGTTCTAATTTTCACCACCCCACTCTAAACATAAGTACCAGTTGAATATTGCAAATCCTATTTCGTAATTACCATACCAAGTCTTGTCAAAAACCACAGCTATTGTTGGTACTATAAAGAATGAAGATGCGTTTCTTATTGCTCTAAATTTCATATTTAACTATTTAATATTTTCAATTATGAGTTCAATTAAGCTAAATAACTTCCATCTATCCTTAATCCGTATATCGGGTGCTTCAAACACTTCCACATACCATTCGTCTTCTATTTCGTCTGATGCAGGGGTTATAAGGCTAAATCCACTACAAAAGTCATAAGTGTAGTAGTGATAAGCGTTGCCCCCACTTTCTTCCGCTGAAACATCTACCCTTTCAAATCCTTCGTCAATTATGTCTTGTTCTGTCATACTCCTGCTATTACGTTTGCTTGTATTATTTCCGCCTGTTGATTACGAGGCTGTATATCTTTTTTGGCGACTTGAATCATTATGTCTAACTTATACTTAATTTCATCAACCTTGTGTTTAGGCAATCCATTTAATGCGCCACCAAGTTCGTTTGCATCTACAAGTTTACATCTATATTCCTCAATCTTTTTCTTTAACATAATGTTTTCTATATGCAAACTTTCAAATTCATCTCCAAGTTCGCCAATGGTTTCTTGATATTCAGAAAGTACATTGTTATAGCTAAACTTAAAGAATGGCTCTGTTTTATACAAATATTCAAATGTTTTCAATCCGTATATAACCGTTGCATGGTCTTTTTTGAATAGTCGCCCTATCTTAGATAGGCTCATATTATGAGTTTTCTGTATAACCTTATAACCGATTGCTCTTGCTTCTACTACCTTACGAAGCCTTGTGTCTTGCAGAGGGTTCGCCTTGTAGTGTTTCTTGATTATTTTTACTAAGCACTTAAAATCAATATTCATCTAATTCTTGTTTAAATTCTGCATAGGCATTAGCCAGTCCTTGACAACCTTCATAGTTTTCTTCGTTCTTGAAGTGTTCAAGTAAATACTTTAGCTGATTCACTTGAAGCACCCCAAGTCGCAAGGACAACAGAATATCATTTTTGTATTCCTCTATTTCGTCTTTATATTTCTCGTCTATACTCACAGCGTATCTCTAACGGTGTAGTTGTGCAGTTCGTTTCTTCCGTTCTGAATATACTTCACGTAATTCTCAACCGCCTGTTCAACTAAACTTTCGCCTAAGTTATAAAAACTTTCCGACACATCAAAGATTCCGATGTCATTTGTATTCTTGTCAATCGCAAGAAAGTAAAAGTCCTTGTAATCTATTCCAAACAAATTGCAGTATATATATACTTGACAAGTGTATTTAAAAATTTCAGCGTCATATTTGAATCTACCAATGTTAGCACAAGTCTTTAAATCAACGATTCTACCGTTACCAATCGCATCAGCTTTACCCCTGAATGGCTTGTCGAACAAGTTTCCAGCCATAGGCACTTCTTTTTCTAAACCACCAAGCAAGTCCATAGCGTGTTTGTTGTTGTGTAGTGCCTCAGCTAAATACATGGCGGAATTATATTCCTTGATTGTAAATGTTTCAGGATTCTGTTCAACCGCTTCTTTAAACGCCTTTGTATTTCGGCTCTGTACATCAATGAAGTTCAACTCTTGAAACTTCTCAGGCTCTAATACAGATAGGTGGACAAGTCGCCCAGCGATTAGTGCTGGGCTATTGTCGCTTTGTCTTAAAGATTTAATGTAAGCCTTTGGCGAATCCAAAAGTTTCTTTACAGAACTACTACTAAGGGAATACTGACCCAAGTAAGAGTAGTAGAAGTGGTCATTGTACATTTCTTTTATGAGCATATCTTTCTCCCAAAATCGCCCATCTAAAGTCATTATCATATTACTCATGGCTATCGTGTATTTTTTTCATTATTTTGCCAAGCACCTCATCTGATATTACCTCAAATAAATCCTGTTCGCTACCCTCAACATAAATTCCACCTATCTCTAATGATTCCAATACATTCGGTTCATCGGAATCGTGATAGTAATAATCTACGTCAAACTCCAATCCCCAAATAATAACCTTTTTAGTCAATAAACTCATAGTTATATCTTTTTAGAGTTAATTTTATTTACTGCATTGTACTGGTGGTAGAACCCTTCAAATAGCGAGTTCAGTACCTCTCTTGCGGTATCTTTGTGATACTTCTTAGATAAGTAATCTCTTTCAGCTACTTCAATCCAATCGAAGTCCTGTGAGTTTTCTTCCCTGTGTTTCATAAACATTTCATTTGATTTTCCCATTACTTTATGTATTTAGTTATGTATTTAATTAGTGCCTCAAGTTTGTTAAGTATGAATCGAAGTGGGGTTTCTACCAAATAGTAAACAGCAAGTAACACCGATTCTATGCAAAAGAATAGTACGAGTACTATTAGTGCAATCGCTGCTCTTACTGCGTTAAATGGTTTGGTAATAATTGTCTTTGCTTTCATCTGTATCAATTTGATGATACAAATATAAAACAAATAAATTTAATTCACAAATTGTGGATTACTTTTTTGGATTGAACTGGTCTTTCCAGATAGTTTGGCAAACTGCAAACCTTGCATCTCTATCAGGAAATTCCTCGCCCATCTTAGCGTTACCCATGCAACGCTGAATGAAGTCTTTGTTCTTCTCGTATTTCTTTGGTCTAAGTAATGGCATTAGAATCTACATTTAGGGCAGTTCCATTTCTGACCTATCTTATTAAAGTAACTAATAAGTTGAGGTTTGTTTTCTATTTCATACCAGTTATTATTGGTGTAAACAGAAGTAACAACACATTTATCAAGCGGTATATCTATTGTATTATCATAGCAATCGTGTTCTACTTTAAGTACACAAGACTTATTTGTGTGCCATGAATCGCATATTCTTTCAAGCAATAATCTTTGTCCAGTAGGTATATTGTTTCCAACCTTCTTTACTTCTATAAGTATAAGAACCTCATTGTCGAACTCAAATACAGCATCAATATCTGAAGGGTGTATCTTACCATTCTGTACGCCAGTAAAGTCTATCGTTTGGCGAACATCTTTTGAATTTCTAATCAAACTGCTTTGCATACTCCTTGTATATCTTATATAGTTTCGTGTGAATGTTACTCATAAAGCAAGGTGTACATCTCGTTGTCTTTGCTTTTTGATGCAGAACCCTATTGTATATGGCGACTAATCTTTTTTGTTGGTCGGCTGTAATTGTGCTTGGTCTTTCTGTAAAGTACCAATGTAAGTATTCAAATTCTTCTTCTGTAAGGCACTCAGGCTTCACGTAAGGAAACAATTTATTTAGGAACTCCTTGCGTTCATCACAACCGCAATCCTCGCCTAACACCCATTTGGCGACCTTATCTACACCAGTAGCCTTAAACACTTTCTCTACGGTGTCGCCTAAACCTTTACTCTTTTGTTTTTTTGTATTCTTCGTACCCATCTCTTAAGTTTTTTCTTACTTGTTCTTTTGCGTTCTTTAGCGTATTAAATATACTACTAAGCGTAATCTTTGTCTTATCTGATATATCCCTCATCGACATATCAGTTCTGTAATACAATTCAAACATCTTTTTGTCGTACCAATACCATGTATCAATAAGCGATTCCACGCTACCAAACACTTTTTCTAAGTGTTCCTTTCTGCTTTTCTCGCCATAATTAGGAATATCGTGTTCGATAATCATCTCATCAATAATTTCATCAACGAGAACAATCCTTTTATCCACTTTATGTGTGTTTGAGTAAAACAGATTTCTCAGCGTTACATAAACATAGAACGTATTAACTTCCGTTTCATTGTACATTAGTTTATCAGGGTCTTTAACGTAATCAAACACTCTAATAAACATTTCTTGCACAAGTTCCCTTGCGCTGTCCTCGCTAATGTTAAACGACCTCGCCATGTGAATCCAGTCGTCATACTTCTCAGCGAGTTTTTCTAATAACTCATTCTTGGTCATAATCTATAAGTTGCAAAATTTGTTCCAATGAATTGCATACTGCATAGTTCCCACCCCACTTTGAGGCGAACTCTAATTCATCAGGTGTTAATTTCTGCTGACTCTTAGATTTATTCCCATCTTTAATTTCAATTAAGTAATTCTGATTCATATACCCAATTACTATATCGGGCGCACCTTTTCCTAACTGGTGCGTATGAAGTACAGATATACCTCGTTTTCTTAGTTCTTGTACTATTTCCTTTTGGTTGGCATCTACTCTCGCTTTTTTTCGCATCTTAAAACATCTATTTCACTAAATGGACTAAATCCATTAAAGTAATAACGTTGTTCCTTGATGTTAAAGTTTATGCCTGTAATCTCTTGTGGAATACCAACAAGTTTTTGTTTCTTTATCTTCTGCGAACCAAATATAACACTTGTATCTGAATAATCCAAAGCCCTATTAGGTCGCCATACAAACATTACATTATCTGCCTTGTCTGCAAATGTACCACCACCTTTGATTTTGTTTACATCGGGCTTGTAATATCTGCCATCCTCTGTTTTCATTGGTGTTACTTGGTGTGCTACTAAATTGATGCTAATATCGTAATCTATGGCGAATCTCTTGAGTTCACTCATAAATCTACTGATATACAAATCTTCTCTTTCGCCTCTAAGCATCTTATGTTGAACCGTGTTGTATGGGTCAATGATTAGAGAACGAATACCCTTTTGGCGAACAAGAAACTTTGCTCTCTCAAAGATATTATCTAAACTAAAGAACTTTTGTGGGTATATCAAGAAAAAGTGCTTTTTCACAAACTCAATACCTTCTTTGTACTCAGCTTCGGTCATTTGATGATTGTAGTATGGGTCAGCACTCTTACCAATGTACATCTCAATAATGTCATTAAAGAAATCACGCATCGGCATATTCTCAGGCGAAAACACTCCAAACTTCCATCCTTCGTGAAACGCTTTGATTGTCGCCAGTTGATTAAGAAACAAACTCTTTCCCTCATTCTGATACCCAGTCCATATATTGACCTCTTGTGGTCGCCATGTCCAAGCATTGTCTACCTCAGGAATGTATGTAGTTGTACCTCTTTCTTGACCATTCTTAAAACCATCAAGCATAGATTCCATTACATCATTTACCTCAAATACACCCTCTAATTTAGGGTCGTAAGCCATTTTAAGGCGATTTCTGAGGCTTTCTACGCCCTCTTGGAGTAATACCTCATTTGCGTCTTTAAATGGTCTTAAATCGACTAATTTGCATTTATCAGCGCCAAAACGTCTTAATAACTCTTTTTCAAGTATTCTTCCGTTCTCATCATTGTCTGTGGCGATATATATCTTTTTAGCTTGTTCAAACACCTCGTAACAAGTAGATAAGCACTCAAGTTTCTTATCAATATTCTTATCCTCTTTGTTTGGCGCACCCATATTTACAGAAGTGTGAAAGTTCACACCAGCGACTTCCCAAGACAAAGAATCCATTTCGCCCTCACAAATAACAATGCTCGGTTCTTCTTTTACGCCATCGTAATTGTAAATCATTGGCTTGGCATCTTTCGCCTGAGTAAATGCTTTCCCACTAATTCTACGAGTCTTGTAGTTTATTAGTTCGCCATTCTTAAAATATGGAAACACAACACTCTTATTATCTTTTGATGATACAATCTTATTGCGGTCAATAACCTCATTGGTGATTCCTCTATCGTTGAGAAACTTTCTGCCCTCATCGGTTATACTTGCTAAATTCTCTTTACTCGGTGTCTTGTACATCTTTACTTGCTTTACTGGTGTTGTCGCCATGAAATGATTAGTTTCTTTTATCTTTCCTTGAAAGTCGCACTTGTGGCAATTATACAAACCTTTTTCAAGGTTGATTGACAAGCAAGTGTCCTTCCAATTTGTCTTACCAAGCCTAACACAACTTGGGCAAATTACTTTCTGCTCTACTTTGTTTCCCTTCGGTGTGATGCCTAAATCTAAAAATTCTTGTATAAACATTTGGTAGTTTGATTTTTATTTTGTTTTTTTTATTTATTACACTTAGTGTATCATGTAACACTTAGTGTATTATGTTACACTTAGCGTATTATTTTTATAATATATATCACTAAGTGTATCGTGTAACAATAAGTGTATCATGTTACACTAAGTGTATCAACCAAAGAACGATATTTTGGATTAACGTATATCTTACGTTGCTTACCATCGTTTCCTACGCTCTTTGTAACTCTTGTGATGAAATCTTTTTCTTCTAAACTGGCGAATACCCTATAAAGTGTCCTATCCTTTATGCTAAGGCTATCGCATATATGTTTATTAGTAGCGTAACAGAAACCTGTTTTCTGCGCCAAAGAAAGTACATAACTGAATACAGCGTTCTCTTGTAAACTTAAATTGTAATCACTCATAATTAACTTAACGTATTTAGCTTTCATAATAGAAAAAAAAGGGGAGGTTGCCCTCCCCGATTAACTTAAAATGGCAAATCACTATTACCTTGAACATTATTGGCTTTTGGCGCACTTTCTTGTGTCGTTGGCTTCCAGGTATCAATTCTGACACTATGGGTTTTACCATACTGGTCTGTTTCTCTACGTTTGGAAACAGTCAGCTTTAGGTAACGCTCACCTTTGTACTCAGTCCAATAATCTCTCACTTTACTTTCAGCGATGCTGATGTTGATAAAGTCATAATTGTCATGCTTTTTGCCTGACCCTACATAAATTGCTTCTTGATTACTCATAATATATAAAAATTAACTATTTAACAAATTTGCTACTTCTTTACTCACTTTATACTTCTTGCGAATGTCTATAAGTGATACTTTTCCTGACTTTAACGCTGATTTAGCATTGTCAAACTTAGCACCGCTCTTTGGAAGCCACTCTAAGTTGCTCTCAGACGCATTTACAGCCGTTTTACCGTGCGTATTCGTTGCATCTGAGTCTTTGGTATCATCAATCAAAAATAAGCCGTTTAAAGCGTATTTCCTTGCGTATGACGAACTACTACCAAATGACTGAGCGATGTCCATACCTTTCTTGTTCACATCAATACCAGCTTGTGCTGATACAGATATTGTTTTTTCGCCATCAGACAATGTGGCTGTGGCGTGTACAAACAACACTCCGTGATTCTCGATAAAGTCATTGATTGTCAGAACAAGTTTATGTTCTGTTAATAGAGGTTTAACCGCCTCTAAGATGTCCTCACAACTGCGGTAATTATAGTTCCCGAAGTTGTTTCTTTGATTCTTTGGTGCTTTCAATCTCCCTTGAATATCCACCAATTTTTCATAAATATCCATAGTGCAAATGTAGTAATCCCAACTGACAAATGCAAATGTTTTATGAAATTATATCAAAATTATTGAAATTATCTGCGTATTTATTAGTCAAAGAGAATCGCATCGCTTTCTGTTTCTCATTCTTAACTATAAAAAACCCATTGTGTTCATCAAACCATATGGCAAAGAAATCGCATAAGTGCAATGGATAGCCTCCGCCTTCTCTATGTAGAGTAACCCTCATGTTATTGTGTGTTGGGTCTTTCTGCCTATCTGAGCTTACATACTTTATCTGTATCTTGAATACCTTACCGTTTTTCTCTAATATACAATCGTATGGCGAAGAATCAAGTAGCGGCATAGATACGTTAAATCCGTTCTCCATAGCTCTTGTGGCGAACTTATACTCAGCGAAACAACCTTTTTGGTTTCTATCCATGAAACTAATATACAAAAAAAAAGTGGCAACCTTACGGGATTACCACTTTTCCTAACATGAAAACAAAAATCAAATAAAAGATACAGAATGTTCTTTCGGACATCAGAAACTATCTATGCTACAAATATACCCCTATTGAATTCATAAATGGGTATTGAATTCATAAAGTTATCAACGCCCTTGTCCACGATACTTTTTCTTCCAACCACTCTGTCCAACAGAGGCGTTCTTAGAATGTACGTTTGGTCGTTTAGCTCTCGCAGAAGGCGAGTATGTATTAACTATCTTTTTTGCCATTGCTTCTACCTTTTTCCCAAGTTCTTCCAACAAAATACGCACCGTAAACAGTAACGAGGAGTGTTTGAAATATAGGGATATATTCTTTCTGTATTGAGAACTGTCCAATGTTTCCATCGGTAAATGCCAGTAAGGTAAATACTGCCGTAAGAAATACCATAACAAGCGGTCGTATATTCTTTGACAAAAAGCTATCGCTTTGCATGTCAAACTTCCAGCGTTCTGTAACCTGCGTTTGAGCATCGTTATCTGCTTTTTCTAATAGTTCTTGAATCTTTCTCTTGGCTTCTAAGCGTTCTTCATCGGTTGTAGTAACCTTGTCTATCACTTCACCAATATCCTTCACTAAACCGCCTGTAATGAGTTGTAAGAGCTTTTTCATTAGTATGTCCAGATTACGTTAGGCGACTTATCTTCATCGTCTATATCAATGTGTATAAACGTATCAGCAATACCAATTCTTGTAATGCCGTATTCTAAGAACAATCTAATAAGTTCAAATCTATCTCTTGATGTAGTACACGCCACATCACAAGCTAAACCTTTTAGGTGGCTTGATTCTTTTTTTCCGCCAACCTTAGCATTATGAGCCTCCGTTCTGTACCCACTTGTAATGTGTATTGGCTTACCATAGTCCTCTCTTACCTCATCGAGTATTTCGAGAAGCTCTTTGCTCATTAGCTGACCAGAACCTTGTATGTCTGGCGAATCAAATTCAAAGTAATTAAAATACTTCATAACTTCTGTGTTTGGCACGTTTTTACTTCCGAGTTTGGCGATTACAAGGTATTTACTACGCTTTGTATCTCACTTAAATCCACATCAAGGGTAAAACTTAAATCAGCGTTCCATTGTTTTACAGGAGTGCCATTCTTGAAAATTACCACTATGGGAACTGTCTTGACTTGACTTTGTAAACTCTTTGGTTGGTCTTCTAACCATCCGAACTCCACTTTACACCCCTTTAATTCTTTTAGGTCTATATTGTGATGCTTGTTCCATTTGGCGTTTATCTGCATTACCACCACCTCTTGCGAAGTACCACCCATTTGAGCATTGTTAAGAGGCTTTGTGGCACGTATTGGTGCGAATAGCAAAAACGCCATCAGGAGTACAGTTCTCATTAGTTTGTCTTTAGTTCATATAATCTTTGCTCGATTATTTCAAGTTTCTCAAAGTTCTTCTCAATCAGTTCTCGGTTGTTCATTATCTCGCTTCGTATGGCGTTGTCTTTAAGGTCGTACTCTTGGCGTGAAATAACAGGTTCAGGTAATTCCATAGCCTTGTCAATTTGCGCCTTTAGGCTAAAGTAAAACCCCGTTGCTGTACTAATCGCTATCACAAGGGTAACGATTGTTTCAATGCTCAATGAGAACTTTGTATCTTTAGACAACTCTGCCATAACTTATCAATTAAAAGACCAACCTGCGAATGTGTGAACTCCGTTGCCCTCAACAGTAATCTCCTTGCTTGACCATCCATAAGGATAGTTTATAGTAGATTCCCCATCTTCATTGGCTTCTGTAATTTCACTTGCTTTCCATAGTACATCAACAGAATACTTGGCGCTGTATTCGCCCTCGTCTACTACGTTACCTTCATCATCAAATGTAGGCTCTACAATAGGCAAATAACCCAATTTAACAACCGTATGGCTGTGT